GCGGGGAACAGACTGCCGATGGCGTTGCGGCCACCCGGGAGGGTGCCCCAGGAGAGGACGCCGGAGGCAGGGAGGGCGGTCACCCATTTCGGGTGACCGCCCTTTCTCGTCCCTTCGGGCCAGCGACGGGCCAGCTAGCGATCATGGGGCCTGGTCAAAACGGACAGGACCCCAGCTCAGTTCGCGTCTGAGCTGGGGTCCAGCGAGTAGGCCCTGTGGGACTCGAACCCACAACCAATGGATTAAAAGTCTGGTGAGCATCCATGACGTGTCGTACCGTCTCGTGCCGCGTATCCGCGCACGGTACCGTCCTGTGCAGTTCAGAGCCGTTTAGCGGACGTTCATCTCTCGCTCTTCACCGCGTCTCGTATCGTCTCGTATCGCGCTCTTATGTGGCCTTCGGGCCAGCACGGGGCCAGCAGGAAGGGCCCCCGACCCGCAGGTCAGAGGCCCTTTCGCTGACTCCCGATTCTACTCCGAGGACTCCCCGTTGTCAGCGCCGTCCCGTACCGTGAGGGCATCAGTATCCGCGTCTGCTGGCTGCGGTGCTCCCGGCCCCTGCTGCGGTACAGCGCCCGCAGCAGGGGCCGTTCCACGCCCGCGCCGAGCCCGCGGCACGGCGGCCGCCGCCTTCTCCGTCAGCTCCTCCTCATACTCCGCGAACAGCGCCATGTAGGTGTCGGCGGTGAGCACGATCGTGGAGTGCCTGAGCTTCTTGCTGGCGTCGTCGATGTCACCGCCGCCGGCCTTCACGAGCGCGGCGGCACCGTGCCGGAGGTCGCGCAGATTGATCGGGGGCAACCCGGCCACCTCGACCAGACGCCTGAACTCCTTGCTGACGACGTCGGGGTGCAGCCAGGCGCCGGTCTCTGTGGTGAACACCTTCCCCGTCTCGGTCCACGTCGCCCCCGCGGCGAGCCGCTCGGCGTCCTGGCGGGCCCGGTGCTCACGCAGCACCGCCACGGTCCCCTGGTCGAGCGTCACGGAGGCCATGGACGAGTCCGTCTTGGGGACAGTCTCCACAGGAGTCCAGCCGTCCACCACGATCTCGGTGAGCACGTCGATCCGCGCGGGCCTGCTGTCCAGGTACACGTTCGACCAGTCCGCTCCGACGCCCTCACCGCGGCGAAGCCCGTGATGCGCGACCAGATGGTAGAAGGCGTACAGACGGCTGTCCTCGGCAGCGTCCAGGAACATGCCTAGCTGCTGAGGACTCCACACCATCACAGGGCTGGGCTTCTCGCCGGTCACACGCCAACGGGCGATCCGCTCATCCGTCCAGAGCAGCCCCTTGGGCCGCGCGCTGGTGCCGAGTTCGACGTGAGCAGCCGCGTTGAAGGTGATGAGCTGCTGGGCGATGGCCGCGTTCAACGCTGTCCGCAGGGTGCGGCGGATCGCGTGCCGTGTGGCTGGGCCGTTCGTCCTGCGGTAAGGCTTCATCTCGGCGAGCTTCGCCCGCTCGGTCGCCAGGCGCCCGCGCTCGGTCGCCGGCGGCCTGCCTGGCTTCGTCCACTTCGCCCGCGCCTCCTGCTCGCGGCGGGCCGCGTTCTCCGCGCGGATCACGTCGGACTCGTCGGCGATGGCGTCGAACATCTCCTGGACGTGGCCGACGTTCAGCCGGTCCAGGCGGTAGTGCCCGAGACGGGGCTTCAGGTGGACTTTGATGTGCGAGCGGTAGCCCGCGTTCGTTGTACTCCTGGTCCTCTTGCTGGCCATCCACCGGTCGAGCCACTCAGCCATGGTGGTCTGCCCGTCGAGGGGAACGCCCACGCCCAGGCGCCGCTGCACCTCTGCGGCCTGGGGGATGTCAGCGCGGCGCCGGGAGATGTCGGCAAGTAGATCTCCCACACGCTGCTGTTCTGCCGGGTCGTCGCCCGGTAGAGCAAGGATGGCCTGCAGGCGGGAGAGGTCGCCCTGGGCCTTGGTCACCTCGGTATACCCGGTGCGCCTGAAAGTCCGGCGCTTGCCATCGGCGCCCGGTGGCAGCTCCTGTCGGAGGGCTACGGACCCGTGGTTCTTCTTCTTCAGCTTCGGGCACTCCGTGCCCAACAGCTTGCCGTCCTCGCCGCGGCACTCGCAGCGTCGATAGATGCTGCCTGCCCGGCGCGCTGACGGCATGGTCGCTCCTTTCGCTCAGGAGGCCAGGAGTCACACGCCCACATTCAGGTGCGCGATTCCCACCCCCACTACATGGTCCGCCACTCGGTTGAGCTCGTCGAGCATCTCCCGTTCCATACCCGCGTCCGGCCTCACAGCGATTGCCAGCCCGTGATCGTTCACGATGGGGATCATCAGTTTCCCCTCGGGCACGTCATCACTGAAGAAGTACCAAACCCGGCCGCGTGGTGACTCCATGCAAACCGCCCCCATCTCCCGCTCACGCGTTCGAATCATGCGTTAGACCAGCACCCTTTCGGCAAGGATGTCGGCACATGATCGCACCACCCGCATCAGAGGTCTACAGGCCGTTTGCTCCTGTCACCCATAGTGATGCGCAGGGGAATGGATCGTTCATTCGGGGGAAGTCGGCGGGGTTAGCGTGTCGATCAGGCGGAGAAGCTGGTCCCGCTGCTCCTGTGGCAACTGATCCAGCTTGTGCACATAGGCCTTCGCCTCCGACGAGCCGCCGACCAGTGGATCGACCCCGTGGAACTGGCTGCCTGCCGCGTCCTGGAGCGCCTCCACCGGCAGCTCGCAGGCCGCCGCCAGCGCACACAGCTCCTCATACACGGGTGGCGTGACAGGCTCCCCAGTCTCCAGCCGGTAGATCCACCCCCGCGTCACCCGCACCCCCGAAACCGGGTCGACAGCCTTCTCCGCGAAGGCGTTCAGGCCCTTATTCAGCTCGGCGCGACGCTTGCGGATCAGGTCCGCGAACTGCGTGCGGCGTTCAGGGTCCTGTGTCATATCGCTCGCTGGCATGTCGGTGGGGGCCATGGGGCTCATCCTGCCACTCCTGTGGTCAAAGGGATCGGCGGGTGTTCAGGGGTGTTCCCGCACACCGGGGCATACGGGCAGGTCAGTCGATCTGTTCATCAAGCGCGCTGAACGGATTGTTCAGCACCGAGCGCGATCACGCCAGGTTGCTCTGGGTCATTGGCCGATTACCGGCGCACGCCCCTCGCGTTCAGGTCACTGGACAAACCGTTCAGGTCGTGGAATGCTCGGCGCATCGCCATTCAGTGCGATGAACGGAACGTCCCGTGAGGTGAACGTGAGCGATTCCCCGCCCACCATGTACGCGGTCGTCAGCGGCGACCGACTCCGAATGCTCATGGAGCGCACCGGCACTGGTGAGTCCATCACCGTCCGCGAACTGGCCGCAGCCGCCGGCGTCGCCACCGGCACCATCGGCGGCCTCATGTCCGGCATGCAGCAGAGCGTCCCCGAGGACAAGGCCAAGAAGATCGCCGCCCGGCTCGGGGTGGACCTCCTGGTCCTGTTCATACCGATGGAGCGCGCCGGCCGGAGCCTCATCCCCGCACAGCAGGTGGTCGCATGACGACCGCCGCGCCCCTCACCCCCGCGCAGGTCGCGGCGCTTCCCGCGATGATCCCGGTCCTCGACGCGTTCCCCGCCCTCCACATCGGCGAGACGCTCGGCTACCAGATGATCCGCGACGGCGAGTTCCCCGTCGAGGTCGTCAAGTTCGGCCGCGCCTTCCGCGTCCGCAAAGCGGACCTCATGGCCTACCTGGGCCTCTCCGAATTCGTCGCCGCCGAGGTCCAGTCGGCAGCGGCCACCACCGACGACGCCCCCGGGGTCCAGCCGGGGGCGCCTACCGAGCAGCCCGCCCACACCAGCAAGTAGAGAACGGAGCAGCTCATGGAGCAGCTTCCCACGGTGGGCACACCGTCGCCCAGCGCGGCCGTGATGCGCGCCCTGACCGACATCGAGACGTCGAAGCAGAACGCCGAACCGGCCGTCGCCGAGTTCCTCACCCTCGTCGGCGAGCTGATCGTGCAGCACGGCGACCCGGCCGCCGTCCTCGACCGCGTCATCAACGCGCTGGCCCGCGAGGAGATCGAAACCCTCGGCAGCACGTACTGCCTGACGCTGCACACCACCCGCGCCGTCGACCAGCCCACCCAGCTGCACGTCATCTGGACCGCCACCGGCGGGCTCGCCATCGTTCCCCGATCGCTGAGCCCCCGTAGCGCTCTCGAGCAGCTGCGCGCCGCGATCGCCGAGCGCGAGGAAGAGGAGCGTCTGGCCGTCGACTTCCAGGCGTCCGTCGCCTCCGGGTACGTCGAGGCCGTCGAGGACTGGGCCGCCCGTATCGCCGACAAGGCGGGCAGTTGACCACCACCGCCGCGCGGGCCCGGGACACCCCGGGCCGCGCGCCCATCCCCCGCCAGGTCGACGGCCTGCTGGTCATCGACGCCGAGAACCGCCGCGCTCACTACGAGTGCTATCGCCCGGGGTGCCCGAAGCCCCGCGAAGAGCCGCTCGA